GTTTGGTGAAGCCCTTGCTACTCTCAACAAAACTCCATATATTAAATACGATACGCCTGCTCTCCTACTCGCTAATGAGTGGAAGAAAGGCATCGAAGCTGCTGAACGTATCGCCCGTGCCAATCGCATGGAACGAGCGTTCACCATCGCACCAACGGCGACCTGTTCGTATAACTATACGGACCTGCGTGGTAACACCACTTGTCCAGAGATCGCCCCACCCATCAACCGTGAAGTTGATCGGGTTAGTTCCACCTTTGGTACGCAGACAGTCTCCTACGGCGACGTTGAGATTGCATCTGAAGTCGGCTATGACTCGTTCCTGAAAGTGGCAAATGGTCTGGTTCAAATGATGACCGACACCGGACTCTTCCATGGATACTCTCTGAATTGGTGGTCAGACATGATCACTATGGATGAAAACTTTATCCAGGATTGGTTCGCATCACCACAAACCTCTCTCTACTATTCACTCCAGGTCTTACCTGACACTCTCCGTAAGGATGATGCAGGAGCGATTATCGAAGACGATAATTACCGATATATTTTTGAGTTAGATGAAGAGGAGCAATTCTGTTCTTCCTGTGCTGAGTAATGTCTGCTTACACTAAAATTGTTCAAAAGAAACGTTCTTGGACTCCCCTCCAAGTAACCAAGGGGACAGTTGCTGACGGGTCTTACGAGACCCTGAGGCGCTGTCTCGCGCTTCGCACGCTTGAGCTTCCCGTCAAAGAGATGCTGCAGCAGGGGCTGGAAAAAGATCTACCCGATGATCCGGGTGTGATCCCAGCTCTGCAGTCCAACATGTTGGATGAAGACAAGCATGATCTCGGCTTTCAATATGTCGTCGATGCCCATGGTGTCGATGAGAAGGCTGAGCGTGAAGCTGCCATGATCCGCAAGGCATGGCTTGAAGCTCCCGAGCATCCCATTCTTAAGACCGCAATCCTTGAGCGTTCAGTGTTCTTTGTGTTGCTGCCGTTCTATCGGTTCAACGGAGATGCTGGTTTGATCAACCTCAGCAGCGACGTGTCTCGCGATGAGGTTACTCATGTGGCTCTCCACGGAATGGTTGCTCATGATCTTGGTCTGAAGTCCACACCTAACTTGAACAAGCTCCGCAAGGCGACTGTTCACTGGGCTATGGATCTACTGGGCACCTCTGATAACAAGTACCTCAACAAAGACTTCTGGCTTCGTCAGTCCGACAACCTTTACACCAGAGGCAAGGCTGACGACCTGCAAGCTACCCGCCGCAGCGTTATGCCTGCGTTCTTCGAGACCAATAACAACGACCTCCCGCAATATGCCTGATGAGCTAACGCATTCTGAAATCTTCCGAGGCGAAGAGCCAATCAAGAAATTGATCGAAGAGCTAGATGCAATGTATCCACAATTCACACCAAACCCCAAAGATGACATTGCTCGAATCATGTATCGATCTGGTCAACGCAGTGTTGTCGATTATTTATTGGCGAAACTAGACAATGTGTAGCGCTCCTAAAGCACCAAAAATTCCCAAGCCGGAACCTCTGCCGGTTCCTGAGCCTTTGCCAGTGCCAGAGATTGAACCTCCAGCACCTATGCCTATACCTCAGCAGGCACCAGTGGCACCGCCAGCACCTCCTATCCCGACAGTTGCCCCTTCGGCAGCACAGGCACCTCCTGCGCCACCAATGC